CAAAATCAGCTACCAAATCTGGTTCAATTGACATTGTTCTAAGATAATATGTGAACCTTTGGTCAATCAAAAAAGACAATGCTTTATAGATGTTTTTTGGGAACTTGTGCCAATTTTGTATTGTGCGTTTCTTTTCAATCAAGTTATCATAACGAGCATCCGTATTCTCATCATAACCTGGCATGTCATTGAAGATGTTTAGTGCGATATCTTCTTTGAAAAAGTTATCTATAACAACATGATTGAATGGCTTACCTTGTTTGAAGTCTTTAGCTAATTCGAACCAGTTTTGATTATTGATTATTTCACCCATGGATATTTTCCATCATATTTTTGTGCCATCACTTTATTACCATTTTCAAAAAACTCAGCATTAACGGAACCTGGATTTCCATTCACACGATAGTTGACTGTATATTTTCCTGTACAATCAAATCTAGGAAAATGCTGAGCAATTGCACCTAAAAACACTCTGTCTTGGCCCCAACCTCCATGCCATGCAGAGGCCAATTTTATCGCAATATCTGTCTTAATGCAATAGCAATTTGTATCCACGTGATTGACACCATGATAAGTTTGCCATTTACCAAGTGATTCACAATTATCATCACATAAGTAATTGCCATCTTTATCGATTATGGAACGCAAGGAATAACTCCAATCAAGATTGTGTTTCTCGATAGTAGCAATACTAGTCTCTACGTGGTTTGGTTTGAGTGTGTTATCTTGGTCCAAGTATAGAACATACTCAGTATCAATTAGATGTGTAAAGGCCGCATAAACACGGTGTCCATAAAATCCTTTTGCACCAACATTCAAAGGTAAATAACAAACTTTAAGAAAAGGATTACCAACATAATTGTCAGATAATACTTTTACTTTGCCAGCAAACTCATTACCATCACAAACCAGATAACATTGTGTATCTACTGTTTGATTTAATACAGATTCAATAGCATGTTTTGCATCGGCCGAACCAGTGGTCGGTATAATAACTGTCGCTTTTTTCATAATAAAACTCCAATAAAATCAATATACTTTTCCAAATGGCCCAAAAGCTCGACCTTCTTTTTTGGCCACATAAACAATATCAGTCAGCAATTTGCTTAAATCTGTTTTGTTTAGCGTCAATATTGATAGAAGAAAATCTAATTGCATAAGTTTAGATTGTGCTGTAACTGGATCAGCTTGATAACACATTTTGATATTTTCCAAAAATTCATTTGGCGTTGTTATATTTGTTATTATCTTAGCACCGGCTGTGTTAACGGCTTGTTTTAATTTTGGCAATATAAAATTGTTTATTTTATCTGCATCATAAACTTTAGGATATTTTTGATTATTGTTGTCAAAAGATAATTTATACTTATCCATTAAACTTGCAACCATATCTGTTGGCGCTTTTCCTAGTCTTGCACCACCTTTGCCTTTTTCAACAGGTTCATATTTCAAATTACTATAATGATTTGTAGAAGTAGCTTTTATCGTTAAGAAATATGTTTTATTGTCTTCTTCATCTAAAATAGTTACAGTAGTGTCTTGTGTTCCAAAAGTCAAAGGGTTCGTTGGATAATATTTGACTTCATTTTCAAAATTGTATTTACTCAATTCACTTTTCATTTTAGACATTTTTTCTTTTGCTCCACCACCATATACTGAATCAAAACTTTTGATTGATAAATCACACTTGATAAGTTCTATTTTGGCTACCAATGCTTCTATCTTTTTGAATTCTTTTTCAACAGCAGCTTCATTAATGCCTATATTGACATCAACATACACAGCATTTTTTCCAGCCTTTTTCAAAGAAACTCCTATTATTTTTTCATTACGATAATAGTCTCTCAGTTTGGCATTTATTTCTTGCAGTTTTATCATCTGCAATTTTCGATCCTTTGGATCTTCATTTTTTCCAACAGTAGCTATATTCTCTAATGTTTTAGTTGGATTTTCGTTTCGTATTTTGCCTTTGTCTACAATCCAAACATCGGCTGGATCCCAAGTATCTTTTTGTGATACACCCAAAGGTCTAATTAGATTACTAATAAACTCCATGAAACCACCAGGAGAATCACGGTCAATTTCTAATTCTTTGAAATTTGAAGCAGAATATTTTTTAAGTAAAGCTTTTTGTTGATAATAAAAAGATTTTAACCAAGCCTCATCAACAGGATCAGCTGCGCCAACTTTATAACTTGAAGAAAATATTTTTTGTAATTCAATATACTTTTTATCAAACATGACGTTGTATGAATCGTCCCATTTGAATTTTTTTGGAAATGCTGAATTTTCTAATTTTTTTATAACAAATTCTTGTTCTTTTTTTGAAATAAATTCAGAAGCGGGAGATTTGCTTTCATAATTGACATCATCTCTTAAAGCACGTAAAAAAATCCATTTTGAACCATCTTCTTGTTGTTTGGTAGAAACAGTAGCCATTCATCACCTAATAATTTGTATAGTTTTTCCTGATGTCCAAACTTCTAGTTCGGTACGTAATCTACCCTCTAATTTAAGGGTTTCGTATCTATTTATTGCTTTGTTTTTCCACCAAGCAACTATGTTTTCCAATTCAAACTTATCATAGTTCTCATCTTTGATTAACACATCAGTCTTGCCGTTGACAACATCAATAAAGTTCTTAAACCCATAGTTTGAGATGTAATAACGTTTTTGTTCTGTCAACTGCTTCGCATTATCTATCACTTGGTTGAATTTGTCAAGCTCTGGCGTACCTTTTAATGCACTTTTAACCAAAGAAATAATTTTCATACTAATCTTTAATTTCTTACTAGATGCATCTTCATCAACAATCTTACCAACTCTTTCTTGCACATAGTCTCTCAAATCTGCATATGGTTTGCCATGCATCATTGGTAAGAAATCACTTTCTGTTTCACCTTTGTGACGAATGTAAGGTTTCATACCATCATACTGTGAGGATGACTTGGTAGAACCATACAAACTTGTTGTTTCAAAGAGGCACAAATTCATGCCATACTTCTTATTGACCATTTCACGGACTGTATGAGAGCAACAAATGGCAGCCAAGAGTTTGCCACCAAGATAGTTATAACCAAATGGTTGTGCAGGAACAATCACAAAACCCATCATTGCAGTATTGTTAAATGATTTACCGCCTTCTGGAGTCTGCGTAAACACTTGTCCTAGCATTGCATTTCTAGGTTTACAGTTGATTACAGGTGAACCTAGACGAATGAATCCTAGAAACTTATCCGTGTTCTTCTCTTTGACTGCTAGATGTAAACTACGACCTACTGGTCTAATGTTAATGTGAGATGAGGTAATGTTTAGTAATGATTCCCAGAGACCATTATTAATACAAACGACTTCAATATCCATATCACTAGGAGACATTGAAAAATCAGAGAATAAATCATCTTCTGGTGCAAATAAAGGGTTTGAAGGCATTTCTGCCAAAGATGCCAACTTTTGGTCACGCATGTATTCATCAATTCTACTGAAACTGCTGAAATAGTCTTCAAATACTTTTGCACAGTGTATTGCCTCTTCTTTAGTTAAATTCATACCTTAAATCCATCAAATGACTTTTTATTTAGCTTTTTAGGTTCAGCAAATCCTGGCCCAGCATCAACAACGCCTTCTTGACCTGATTGTTCAACATCATACAGTTTCATCTTTGCTCTGTCAATACCAACTGTGAATCTTTTATAATAAGTTGGATCATTATAACGATTCTTCAATTGTTTGACCATCAACTGACCCATTTCTTCTAATTCTTCAGAAGAAATCAAAGCAAACATCAAGTCGGCGGTAGCCGGCAAACCGAAACTCTCACTAGTATCTTCGAGTCCTGGATCGGAAGAATTATAACCGGATCTTGTGGTCTGAGTTGCAGAAACAATTGGGACTCCGAATTCAACGGCAAGTCCACGCAATTCTTCAGCGATTGATTTGACATAAGTGTAAGAATTGATGTTTGAGCCTGCTTTAATTCTTGAACTGCAACATATGTTGAGATAATCAACAAAAATAATATCAGGTACAAAAGATTTTTTAAGGTTGAGTTCATTCAATAAAGTCCTAAAGTGTGTTACGGAAGCGGAAGCGGTTGGGTATTCTTTGATGATAAGTTTACCTGTTGTTTTAGATTTAACTTTCTCAACCTTCTTGTCATACAAGTCTTTAGGAAGATTAATCAATTCATCTAGTGATACGTTCAATAAGTTAGCATCTATCCTTTCAGCAATACGTTCTTCAGCCATTTCCATAGTGATATACAGAACGTTTTTACCCATCGACATATTTCCAGCAGCAACATGGCACATAAACAAAGACTTACCCACACCAGTGCCGGCAAGAGCAATATTAAGTGTTTTAGCAGGAAGACCACCTTTTGTAATCTTGTTAAAGAATTCCAAATCAAAAGGAATTCTTTCTTCATGTCTGTGGTAAAATTCATATCTATCATCACTATTCTCCAAATAATCATGTCCTACAGATGTGTCAAACGTTACCGCAAGTGCATCTGATAAGATTTTGGGAATTTGACCTTTGTCGTGTAATTTGTCTTTGCCATCGAGTATTGAAATAGACCCCAATACAGCGTTATAAATGGCTTTTTCTTGACAAAACTTTTCCGTTTTATCGACAAGCCATCGAATGTCGGACTGTTCACTGCCAGATGTTTGAATCTCCGTAAGGTAAGTCTCGCATCTTTGTAATTCATCGCTCGTAAGATTTCGCCTCTCTTTGACGGCAATAGAGAGAGCTTCAATTGTGGGTGTCGAATTGTAATCCTGCGTGAATGAGGAGATTTCATCATAGATAGCCCTTTCTGTTCTGTCGGTGAAATAATCAGCCTTCAAGAAGGGGAGGACTTT